GTGATATCACAGCATTCTATGCGGCGCCCTCTGACATTAGATTAAAAACCAATATTACAAATATTAGCAATGGTTTGGCCAAGGTATTAGAATTAAACGGTATTACTTATAATTGGAATGATTTGGCTGCCACTATTGGCAAAGACAGTCAGGAAACTGAGGCAGGGGTTATTGCTCAAGAAGTACAACGAGTATTACCAGAAGTGGTAGTAGTTCGTGAAGATGGATACTTGACCGTTCGATATGAAAAACTAGTGCCATTATTAATAGAAGCTATTAAAGAACTCAGTGCCGAGCTTGAAATAATTAAGAAAAAATTGCCATGAAATCAATTACGGTAAATATTAAAAACAACGGAGATTGATAGTGACAATATCTGCAACAACAGCTGGCGCTTATATTAATAATATAAATTTGACTTTCCCGGTTCCTGGGCAAGATAATAACAGCCAGACTTTTAGAGACAACTGGGAAAACATTTCTAACGCATTGACTGAAATTAATTCAGCTACAAATTACCTTAGTTCATATGCTGTTGATGTTACAAATACAACAACTACATTTAATGGTAATACCATTTCTGATGTAAATTTAGTAAATGTTTCTGAAACATTATGGGAAAATGGCGCACAAAGTGGCGACATTACCATTGACTATAGTTTAGGAAATTATCAAAATATTGAATTAAATTCTGGTGTACATAACATCACAGTGGCCAATTGGCCCGGACAAGGACTGGCTTCGGAATTAACTTTGCTAATTACACCCACAGGATCAGGGGCAACCAGTGTTAATTTTGTAGGCGCTACTGCTTTGGGGCCATCAGCCAATCCATATTTGTTGACCGCACCAACTAGTGTGTTTACACTACTAAATGAATTTTCTGCTACAGCATCTACAGCAACCACATTTGTTCATCTAGTAAATGAATTAATTATTAGTAGCACAAGCACAGTTACCCAGGTAGCTTCGCAGTATGTTGTATCAAATCCCAACGGTAACGTTTCAAATAACCAATTTTATTCAATTAGCACAACTTCAGGTGCTAATGGCGTATTAAGAGTAACATCACAATTAAACAGTAATCTAGTAGCAGGCAATGTAGCCTTTACTCCAAATTATATTACTGCCAACATTGTGGCAGGCAACTGGTCAAGCCCCAGTGCTACTACCGCTACACAATTCCAAGTAGACTCTGTCAATGGTATCATTGTTGGGGCGACATTTGGAGTTAAGACAACCAGTACTGTGTTAACAGTGGTAAATGTTAATTCAACCAATTCTACAATTACTTGTACTCCTGCCTTCCCAGATGGTATTGGTACTGGACAAGTAATTTTTAGAAATCCCACATTCCGTGATTATGGTGAATCCACTGCGTTCCCAATCCTAGCCACTAAGGCCACTCATGCTGCCAATACATATACTGGAACAGCAACTAATTTTGAAGGAGCAATTTATGCCAATCAAAATTATATTGAAATCACTTACGCTAATTATGGTCAGCAAACTACAAATACATTTGTAGCCAGTACTATGGCTGTGACTACTACCACAGATAACAGTACTAATTTGGCCAACACTAACTTTGTACACCAAGTACTACCTTATGGTAGTATTATCATGTGGTACGGATCTGTAGCAAGTATTCCCTATGGTTGGGCTCTATGTAATGGTACAAATGGAACTCCTAATTTGGTAAATCAATTTGTAATTGGTGCTGGATCTGATTTCCAAGGATCTGCGGTAACTTCAATTACAAACACTGCCACACAAACAGGTGGTAGTGCTGATGCCATAGTTCCATTACACACTCACGCTACAATTGAGCCAAACGAAGGTGCTGGACACGAACACCAATTTAACTATTACACCACTAGTAGTGGAAATGTAGCGGCTGGTTCTAACCTAACTGGCGGTAACGATACACAGCTAGCTTCATCTTATACACTATATGCTAATGCCAATATTACTATTGCCTCAACTGGTACTAGCACAACCTACGCAAACCTTCCTCCATACTATGCCCTTTGCTATATTATGAAGGTCACAGGAAACACTACCACACAGCCAAATCAAGGTAGCTAATGTTTAATCCGTTGATAGGCGATTTATCTAAGTTAAAAGATGCCGAACTTGAGCTTAAAGTATTAGATTTAGGCAAAAAATACAATTCGGCTATGAGATTAGGCATGGGCGGGGCGGCTCAACAAATTGCCATGACCTTGGATATGTATAGATATGAATTAAACAAGCGACAACGTGAATCCATGGAAGCCACCATGACAAAACAAAATAAAGACCTAGACGGTCTAATTAATGTAGATTAAAATGTCACAATTCATTTGGCCAGCATCGTTTGCTTGTACTCTTGTTAACGAAAAAATTATTTTACCCACAACATACAATATTAGTGTGAGTATTGCTCCCGAGTATAAGGGACGCCCTGATGTTAATATAGGACTAAGAAAATTAAAAGCATTTATTGATATTAGACTACAAAATAGTATATTTGTTTTTAACGATAACCCCCTAGTCAAAACATTAGATGGTGTGGTCAATAACGCAGTTATGTTTCCATCAGAACCTTACGATTATTTTGTAGGGTGTGTATTATTTCGAAAATTCTTGGTAATTACTCAAAATTATTTAGACATTGAATTTATTTCTATTGACAGCCTTGTTGGCGGCCATGTACAATACAGTATAGAAGATCCAGAAGAATCCGGTTTAGATCTAGACGGAAACTTTTGGTGGAATTTAGATACTTTGTATACAGGATCGTTAAATGATGTTAAATGGGATGACCTCAACATTGACACTGGTCCAAAATTTGAACCAAAGATTGTTCGAGGCGGATTGAGTGAAAACAAATAAGTATGGGCAAGTAACAATTACAGAACAAGAGGCAGTTAATGCCTTATACGAAGGTGTGATTGACAACTTGGAAAACGTCTATATTGATAACATCGATGTAATCACCAAATATAACCAATCCCGCGAAATAAACGCTGATCGAATTCCCGAACTAAAAATCCCAGATTTATTATCAATTTCCATAGAGGAATTTGATAAAATTAACCAAAGTATTTGGTTTATGCCTGGGGAGTATAAAAATTTAGATATAGATTTTATCTATTCTAAATGTAGTACACCAGAACAACATGCCAGGGTTACAGAGGAATTAGAACTGTTCTATCAACATAATATGATCGACCTGTTGAAGTATATTAAATACTTGGTAGATACTATGCGTAAAAATAATATTGTTTGGGGTGTAGGACGTGGAAGTAGTGTAGCAAGTTATGTACTATTTCTATTAGGTGTACACAAAGTTGACAGTATTAAATATAACCTAGATATAAATGAATTCTTAAAATAAGGAGAAACAATATGGTATACAAAACAATGCGTGGTAAACCGATTGATATGGACAAATTAAAGGGCCAACATGAGCTCATGCCAGCTATTGGCAACATGAAAGTAAATGCTCGTGGAGATAAGTTAGGTCCAGGTGGACAGATAGTAAAAAAGCGTGAAGAAATTGTAGCCGAATATTATCAGCACAATCCCAAGGCTAGGGTTGAAGTAAAGCAAGAGACTGCTCCTGCGGTTGAACCAGAAGTAGTTAAGCCAGCATCAACTGCTCCAAAAAAAGTACCAGCGAGTGAATAAATGACAAAAGTAATAGGAACTATTAAACCATTAGGTGCCAAAGTATTTGTATCTGATATGGATTTTGGATCACAACAAACTAGCAGTGGTATCTATATACCTAGCACAGACGGTAAGCCTGAAGGTATTTCTCCACGCTGGGGCAAGGTTTGGGCAGTGGGCCCAGATCAAACAGATGTTAGTATTGGAGAATGGATCCTAGTTGAACATGGACGATGGACTCGTACTGTCGAAGTTGAACAAGAGGATGGCAGTATTTTAAAAGTACGCATGGTAGACGCTAACGATATCATGATGAGTGCTGACGAAAAACCTCAAGATCAAATCTATCGTAGATTGGATTAAAAACATTTGACATTGTAATAGATCCCATGTTACTATAAACACATGGGATTCAAATACTGTTACAATATAGAAAACGCTGTCCGTGAGATACACAGGGCAACAAGAGACGCCACTAACCCACTTAATGATGGGTTTATCATGTGGGGCGCAAAACAAGATTTATATAGACTAAAATGGATTTTAGAAGATTCATTGCGTCGTTGTGGATCATTTGGTTCTACGGAACAGGAATGGCTCAAAGAACAAGAGCAAGAAAAAATAATAAAAATTTTAAAAAATGATATTCAATAAAGTAAAACAACTAAAAGCAGATGGTAAAAAGATTGGTATAGTCTTTAGTCAATTTGATTTGCTTCATGCTGGGCACATTGCTATGTTGGCCGAAGTTAAAAACCATTGTGATTATCTAATTGCAGGTCTACAAACTAGTGCGGCAATTGATCGTCCAGATAGTAAAAATCCGCCAGTACAAAGTATTGTAGAAAGACAAATCCAATTAGCCGCAGTACGTTATGTGGATGAAATAGTTGTCTACCAAACTGAAAAAGACCTAGAAGATATCTTGCTTACATTGCCAATAGATGTTAGAATATTAGGTGTAGAGTACAAAGACAAAGCATTTACCGGCAAAGACATTTGCAATATGCGTGGTATTCAAATTGTCTATAACGGCAGGGATCATAGTTTCTCATCAAGTAGCCTGCGTAAACGTGTGGCAGAAGCAGAAAGGACAAAGAAATGAGCCAGTACGGTACAGCATACGCAACAACAGCAAAACTCAGTAGTGGTAATAGGAAAAGACGTATTGGTTCAGTAAAACCAGCGACTTCACTAGGGTGGGATGAAGAACCAAAGGAAAAGAAAATGAATTTTTTAAAACGATGGCTAGTTAATATTGGCAAACGAGCCTATGAAGAAGAAAACATCCTAGCAATTAATGAAGCCACGGTTCAGGATTATCCAAGGTTAGATGGTAATCCACTACGGTTAAATGTGTATCGTGCTAGTGGCGGAACTATTGTTGAAACTAGTCAATATGATCAAATTAAAGATCGTAATTTTAATCAATTACATATTGTCACACATGATCAGGATTTAGGTCAAAGTTTAGCAAAAATTATTACAATGGAGAGTTTACGTGGATAAATGTCCAACATGTGGTGAAAAACTTTCAGAAGACACTGTGATGGCGTGTGTTTGGCAACAGGGTCGATGCCCCTATCGACCACCGATGATTGATCTCGGGCAGGTGTTTAATAAATTAATTAATTGGCTCAAAGGAAAAAAATGAAAGAACTATGGGTAGAGAAGTATCGTCCAAAAACTATTGATGGCTATGTTTTTAAAGACACCGCGCACAAACGGCAAATTTCAGAGTGGATCAAAGAAGGCACCATTCCGCATTTGTTGATGAGTGGACCACCCGGTATTGGCAAAACTACCTTGGCCAAGATCCTACTTAATGAACTTGAAATATCAGAGTATGACGTTTTAGAAGTTAATGCCAGTCGAGAAACAGGTATTGATTTTATTCGTGATAAGATTGTACCATTTATCAGCATGATCCCGTTTGGTCCATTTAAAGTTGTATTACTAGATGAGGCAGATCGATTGAGTCAAAACGCACAGGATAGTCTAAAAGGTATTATTGAAGAATACTCTGCTCACGCAAGATTTATTTTAACCTGTAATAATCCCAATCGTGTACAAAAACCATTACATAGTCGTTGTACACCCATGCACTTTGTCAGTGTTGATCAAACAGAATTTACTGCTAGAGCCGCAACTATTCTAGTTGAAGAAGGCATTGATTTTGATTTAGATACTTTGGATACTTATGTTAAGGTAACTTATCCAGATTTGCGTAAATGTATTAAACTTTTACAGAGCAACTGTGTTGCCGGTAAATTATTAAATCCAAGAGACGAAGATGTTGGTGTAAGTGATTACAAACTTGAAATGGTTGAACTTTTTAAACGAGGAGACATTCAAGGCGCAAGAAAATTGTTGTGTAGTAGAGCTCAAGAAGATGATATGGAAATGATCTTCCGTTGGCTGTATGATAATTTAGATATATTTGGTAGTGATGAACAGACTAAAGATTCTGCTATATTGATTATTAAACAAGGCCTAGTTGATAATTCTTTATGTGCTGATCATGAAATTAATTTGGCCGCAACACTGATCAAACTGGCAAGGCTACAATGAACTCTAATCAAATATTATACGGAACACTAGTTTGGGCTGTACTGATTGGTATTACTTATACACATTGCAAATGGTCCAACATAAAAAATTGTTTTAAAATGTGGTTTACCAAAGAGTATTGGACAGATTACAACACCGTTGAAGCCGCTAGTTGGTTTGCTAAAGCTGTGATCATAGTGCCTGGATTAATATTCGGAATACAAATTTGGTGGCTTTATTTTTTAACATTGGCCACTAGTGTTAGTTTGATTTGGGCCAGTAACAAAAAATTACTGCCAACACTTGTGGGATTCAATACTCTATGGGTATGGATTAGTTGTATGGTGTTGGCACAGCATTTACTATAAAATAACCGCACAGTCGATAGCAGGTCGAATACTGTGCGGTGATTTCGTTAGTAAATTTGTTGTTACTCGATATCCGATTCCTTGTAAATTTTTAATATTTCCTTAACCACTGGATGACGTTCAACATCCTTGGCTTCAAACCGTGCCATAGCTATCATACGATAATCACCTCCTTGGCCGTATAATGAGCAGAATTCTAGCAGTCCATTCTCTCTTGGACGATCAGCTTGATTTAAATCTCCAGTTACTACCATTCGGCTACCATCTCCCAATCTGGTTAATAACATTTTCATCTGACTTGGTGTAGCATTTTGCATTTCGTCAGCGATGACAAAAGCATTTTTGAAAGTGCGTCCACGCATATAGGCTAATGGGCTAATTTCAATGACACCATCTTCCAACATTTCAGCAATTTCTTTTGGATGGAAATATTCTTCAAACACATCCATAATAGGACGGGTCCAAGGTTCCATCTTTTGATTTAAGGTTCCTGGTAAAAATCCATGTTCCTCATCTACACTTACAGCTGGCCTTGTGACTACAATTTTACTAATCACCCCCTCTTTTAGATTTTTAATGGCCATCTGTACACCCAACATAGTTTTACCTGTACCGGCTGGGCCGATAGCAAAAACAATGTATTTTTTGGGGTTTTTTAACAATTCTAGGTAGTTTTCCTGCGCAATACTGCGTGGAACTATAAGAACTTGTTGCTTTTTTTTCAGGTAAGGTTTGATAGCAATCATGTTACCTGCTTCAGGTTGGAATCGTGGGTCACGATAAACCTGGTCTTTTTCATTGCGTCTTCTTGCTCTGGACAAATTATGCCTCCATTAATTGAAGATCGACCTGCATGGATATTTAATTTGAAATCAAAAAACATACCCAAAACGGGTAAAAATTGAACCTAGTACCAAGAGCATAAATAATACAGTAAAGAGAAAACTATGCATGATATCCTTGATGTAATTAAAAACCTCCAAACACTAAGTGAAAACAATAGTGCCTTTAATACCCTGAAAGATTTTGAAAGGGTCATTGATGAGCTTGATATCTATGTTTACAAGAATTGGTTGGATGGAGAACTAGTAGCAGGCCCAGATGTTAGCCGATATGGTGTAACATGTAGTTTCATGTGGCCTAGACAAGATATGCCTGACCCACAAGGTGCTAAACGCCTATCAGACTATGGCTGTGAAGTACTGTATAAAAAAGAACATGTACTAGTTCCAAGAAAAATTAAAACTCCTGGAGATTATCGTCCAGGAACTAAGAAAGGTAAAATTGATGCGCATCCAGTTTGGGTAGTAGAAATTACCATGCCTAAGAAACTAATGCAGGATATCTACGTTGGTAAAGAAAATAGAACACATAATCAAATGGCTGAATTAATGAAGTATAACAACACTGATACTATGATGCCAGATGAAACCGCACAGGAGTCGCCGCAAGATGTCGAACCAACCACGTAAATTAAACGAAAGCCTAAGACATGGTGACCTTAAGAATTATGTCAACGAAGTATTCACTGTGGATCAATACAAAAGCAAAATGGGCGAAGATCAGGACATCGTTGTTCTGGGATTCCGTGTTAAAGAAAAATACCCAGCAATAGATCTAGTTGAGTTTATTGAAAAAGGATTCACATTTGTACTTGATGCTGATATGAGTACTGGTGAAGAACATGACGGGCAATATCAAGTTTTTGTTGAAATGGAACGTAATCATAGTTTACCAGGCCATTTAAAGACTCTGTTGAATGGTATTAGCCAACTAACTGATAACCATGATTGGAAATATCGTTATCAAAAATCATCAGAAGTTGTAGATTTTAACCTAACATCTATTACAGAACATATTCCTACTACCCCAGAAGAATACAAGGCTAAGATTTTAGAATTTAAAACACAAGATGTTCAAGAATTTTTTGATCAAGGCGCTATAGAAGTTGCCCTAGAATCTGATAACACCTTGACTTTTAGTAAACCATATAGTGGCGACTTAACAGCAAAATTTGTCGCTATTGGAGATTATGAAGATGTAAAACAAACTGTACCAGGTCCATTAGCATTAGATGAAGCTAGTAACAGTCATGTAACATTTTTTAACAAATATTTAGGTAACTACGATATAAACAAGGTTGGAGACAAGTTTTTGATTAGAAACGGTACCCGAGCGGTTGTCATCCAAAAAGATAGGTGGTAATGTGTGGTTTTTAAACTTCATTCCAGATAGTTTATTACAATTTGCAATTTTAAGTGTTTTATTTACAGGCATAGGTTTATATATCCTAGGCATTTTTATAAACTTTTTCCCAGTATTTTATCCCTATAAAGAACCAATTCGCATACTAGCAACAATATTAATTGTAGCAGGTGTTTATGGAGAAGGCAGTTATGCTAATGAAATGTCATGGCGTATGAAAATTGCCGAAGCACAGGCCAAAATAGCACAGGCTGAGGCTAAATCAGCAGAAGTTAACACGGTCATTGAAACCAAAATTGTAAAACAAAAACAAATTGTACACGATAAACAAATTGTGATACAAAAAGAAATACAAGTCAATGAAAAATTAATCGACGCTGAGTGTAAATTAAATCCTGTGGTTATCACAATTTTAAATGATGCGGCTACAAATCCATTCTTAAAATCAACAGGAGATAAAAAATGAAAAAACTTCTTTTAGTGTGTTCATTTTTAATTCTAACCGGGTGCGCTAGTCAAGGTGTACCAGTTACATATAAATTTCCAGAAGCTCCTGCCGACCTATTAGCAGTATGTCCAGATCTAGCACAATTAGATCCAGCTCAAACTAAGGAACTAAGCCAAGTACTAACCGGGGTAACTGCTAACTACTCACAATATTATGAGTGTAAGGCCAAAGTAGATAATTGGATTGAATGGTATAATTCGCAACAAAAGATTTTCAACGATATAAAATAAGGTAAACACATGAAACAAATATTCCTAGCAGTAATGATTTCAATGTTATCAGGATGTGCGGTATATGATGCTTACATGATGACACACTATGATCCAAACGAATATGTTTTGATCACAAGTATTCGCGCAGAAGCACAGGCGTTTAAAACACAATGTGATGATGCCGCGATCAGCAAATTAAATGCTGTCAAACTAGCCAGTGACACTCAGTTATTTGTGCTATATAGCGAACACATTCCAAAAAATGATAATTTGATATCAGCAAGCAAGGATTTACATACTATAGCACAGGGTCTAGCAGATCAATATGCTAAGTTTGATAAAGTGAGTCCAGGGTTTTGTAAAATTAAATTTACCAGCGTAGAGTCAAACGCTGACAAGATGCAAACAACCATCGCAAGGAGACCAAGATGAGCGTAGAAACATATCAAGGCCAATTGGGACAGGCCTACACAAGTCCTGATCCAGCAATCCAACAAGCGGCCAGTACTGCTAATCAATATACAGAAATGTTTAAAGCAGGTCAGCTTACCAAAGAAGAATACATGCAGGCTGTGGCAGATCTTAACAATACAGCACGAATTCAACAATCCATGAATGATATGGCTAACTTAGAAATGTTAAATACAGCTATTAATGGATTGATTACATTAGCAAGTTTAGCGGGGTAAAAAAATGGCAGAACTAACAAAAGAACAACTAGCACAAATTATACCAGGTAATCCTTATTTGGATCACTGGTTTTCAGCATTATCACAAGCATTGCCCGACTACGATATCAATACGCCACAACGTATGGCAGCTTTCCTAGCACAATGCGCTCACGAAAGTGGTGGATTCACTGCTATCAAAGAAAACTTAAACTACCAAGCGGCAAGTTTATGCCGTGTTTGGCCACATTATTTTAATGCTGGCAACGCCGACGGTTATGCTCATCAACCTGAAAAAATTGCTAATAGAGCGTATGCTAATCGCATGGGTAACGGTCCTGAAGAATCAGGCGACGGATATCGTTTCTGTGGTCGTGGCCTAATTCAATTGACTGGACGTAGCAACTATCAAGCATTTGCCGACAGTATTCAAGAAGATATCAACAATTTACCAGACTACCTAGCAACATTTGAAGGCTGTGTACAATCAGCTTGTTGGTTCTGGGAAGCCAATAACTTAAATTCTGTGGCCGACGCCGGCGATATTCTTAGAATGACAAAAATTATTAATGGCGGGACATTGGGATTAGATGATCGCACAGCAAGGTATAAACACGCACTACAAGTTTTAGGAGCATAACACTATGGCATTATTAGATTCAGTATTAGGGTTGGTCACTAAACAACCTAAAGACCCAAACGCAGTTAAACCACCAGTTGGTTCACGTAGCGAACGAGAAGCAAAAGTTAAAGATAAAGCAGGTATGGTCATTAACATATTTGCTCTATTGTTGGCTGTAAACGTCTGGTACGGTGGCAAACTATCCAGCACAGTATTAAACAACACAATCAAGGCCAGTGATGTTTATAGTTTTTATCAAGCCAAGAGTATCAAACAAACTCTAGCAGAAACAGCCTTATATGAAGCACAACAAAAGGGCGACAAACAACGTGTTGAATCACTTCAAGCCAAGATTGATCGTTATGAAAGCGACCCTAAGACAGGTGAAGGCAAAAAAGAATTACTGGCCAAAGCACAAAAACTAGAAGCTGAACGTGATGATGCTAAACAACGTAGCCCATGGATTGGATATGCTAGTACAGCGTATCAATTAAGCATTGTGGTATTATCAGCAAGTATCCTTGCTGTCAGCATGCCAATGTTTTGGAGTAGTTTTGTTGTAGCAGGTATTGGCTTGGTATTGAGCCTAAACGGTTTATTTTTATGGTTTTAAGGAGAGATTAAATGGCAAGTAGAAACGATAATTGGATGCAGACATTATGGCGCCCTATGATGGGGTGGATGTACATGTTGATTTGTACACTGGACATGGCAGTATTCCCTGTGCTATGGGCATTGTGGCAAGGTATGAATCATGTGCCTATTACACAATGGAATCCACTAACACTTCAAGGTGCTGGACTATTCCATATTGCCATGGGTGCTGTATTAGGTATCAGCGCATTTGGTCGCACACAAGAAAAACTAGCAGGAACAGCCGCAAACCCAACTGCTACAGAATCAATTACTCAAAATACCACTAACATGAGTGGTGTACCAGCAGGAGGATTTGGCAATGGAAACAACTCATCATTCGGCGGGGCTCCAGCATTTGGCGCACCTTCAGCAGGAGGCTTCGGTTCCTCAGGCGGTTTTGGTTCACCAGCAACATCAGGGTTTGGAAACACCACGCTTGGCGGAAACAGCGCAAGTGGATTCGGCGGAGGGTTTGGGGCTACTACGCCAAGCATGGCACCAACTCCAGCTCCAACAGCTTCAGCCCCAGCACCAGCACCAGTTACAGGCCAAGTGGCAGCAGGGTTTGGGGGAAAATTAGGACCAGTCCCTGCGGCTGATCCAATCATTTAAAGGAAATAAAATGAAAAAATTACTATTAGCAGTATCAATGTTAGCATTTTTAGGCACAGCATTTGCTGAAGCTGAAACAAAAAAAGTTTGTCATAATGAAGTTAAAAATGGCAAAACCGTTGAAGTTTGCAAAACTATCAAAGTACATAAAAAGCTAGAAGGCAATGACAAGGTCCCAGTTAAGAAATAATTAATTCTTGACACTACACAAAAGGTATAGTATATTAGTTACTATACCTTTTCTTATCACATATGGCAGATCATTATCAAACATTAGGCGTAGATAAAAACGCAAGCGCAGACGATATCAAACGAGCATATCGAAAACTTGCCAGTCAGCATCACCCTGATAAAGGTGGCGATACTCGTAAGTTCCAAGAAGTTGAAGAAGCATATCGTACGCTAAGTAATCCCGAATCTCGAGCACAATACGATAATCCACAGCCACAATTTGGGGGTGGGTTTGGCGGTATGCCTCCAGGATTTGACGATATAGTAAGTCAAATGTTTGGGCACAGTAGCCCATTTGGGTGGGGTCGTCCCCAACAACCAAGAAACAGAACATTAAACATACAAACTTCTATCACATTGGAAGAAGCATTTTATGGCAAAGACATGATTGCCAATCTGCAATTACCCAGTGGACGAGACCAAGTATTAGAAATTAAAATACCGGCAGGTATCATAGACGGCACAACATTAAGACTAGCCGGCATGGGCGATGACTCTGTGTCTAATGCTCCAAGAGGAGATATACATTTAACAATCAGTGTTCAACCACACAGTAAATTCACACGCCAAGGTGATGACCTTGTAATGAATCTTAAGTTGAATTGTATAGATGCTATTTTAGGTAAGACTGAAACAGTTACTACTATTGATAACAAAACATTGGACATTAAGATCAATCCAGGTACACAGCATGGACAAATGCTAGCGGCATCTGGTTATGGTATGCCTAAAATGGCAGACAACCGATTCAAAGGCAGGATGCTGGTACAAATACAAATTGTTATTCCCGCAAATCTTACACCAGCACAATTAGATAAATTAAAAAACTTATATAACTAATATTATGAACATAGTAAAATTTCCAGATCCTATACTACGAGAAAAAATAGAAGAATTTGATTTTACCAATCCTCCTATTGATCCAGAGCAGTTAGAAAAAGATATGATAGAACTTATGTTGAAACATGACGGCATAGGTTTGGCAGCAACACAGGTTGGTATTAGGGCCAGGATGTTTGTCATGGGGCATACTGAATATCCCGAACAGGCACAGGCATTTTATAACCCCGTAGTTGTTGCTAACACAGAAGCAGTGGAAGATTTAGAGGAAGGGTGTTTGAGTTTTCCAGGCATTTTTGTTAACATTAAAAGGCCTAAGGCAATTAAAGCTAGATGGCAAAATAGTAAAGGAGAGTGGCAAGAAAGTGAATTCGACGGATACAACTGTAAATGTTTCCTACATGAATTAGATCATTTAGAAGGCATTGTGTTTCAAGATAGAGTTAGTACATTAAAATGGTCATTGGCTGTTAAAAAATCAAAACCCAAAAAACCAAGAACTATAAGAGTAAAAAGGAAATATTAATAATGTTAGAACCCAGCAAGGACCTAGAAAAGATTTTTGAGAAGGCAGTATCTGAAGCCTCTGAAAGACATCATGAATATATTACCATAGAACATATATTACATAGTATGGTCCAAAATGAATCATTTGTTAATATTCTAAAGGCATTTGGTGCCGATGTGGATACATTAAAACAAGATATTACAAACTACGTTGACAATGAGTTAACAGAGCTAGTCAACGAGCAAGCAATTAAGCCTAGAAAAACAAATACTGTTGATAGGATGCTACATCGTTCTTTTAAAAATGTAATGATGAACAAGCGTCAAATTATTGAACCAGTTGATTGCTTTATCAGTATGCTAGATGAAAAGAAAAGTTTCGCAAACTTTTTTATTCAAAAAGCAAAAATAGATAAAGATAAATTTATTACTTTCTTAAACAAAGAATCAATCATCGAGGAAGAAGAAGCCAACGCAGAACATGCGGATCGATTGGAAAGAATGATTATACAATTCTGCTTAAATTTAAGTGCCCGTGCTAAGGCCAAAAAGATTGATCCAGTGATTGGTCGAGAAAAAGAGATTGAAGAAATCCAATTAGTGTTAGCCCGACGAACCAAGGCCAATGCTATCTTGATTGGAGATCCAGGCGTAGGTAAAACTGCTATCGCTGAAGGACTAGCCCGTAAAATACATGAAGGCAAGGTTCCTAAATTTATTCAAAATCATGTGGTCTATAGTTTAGATATCAGTGCCATGCTGGCTGGTAGTAAGTACCGTGGCGATTTTGAAGAAAGACTAAAAACTGTCATCAATGCTCTTGAAAAGAAAGGCAACTGTATTTTGTTCATTGACGAAGCACACATGATGAGTGGTGCTGGAGCAAGTAGTAGCGGCAGTAATGATATGGCCAATATGCTTAAATCAGCATTGGGCAAAGGCGGCATTAAGGTTATTGCTAGTACTACCTGGGATGAATATAGAAAGTATTTTGAAAAGGACCGGGCTTTAATGCGTCGATTCCAACGTGTTACTATCGATGAACCAGATGAAGACACTGCCATTAAAATTATCAAAGGTCTTAGAAAGTATTACGAAAAACATCACGGTGTTAAAATTACCAACCAGGCTGTAATTGATTCCGTCAAGTATTCTGTCAAATATATCAGTGATAAAAAATTACCTGATAAGGCTATTGATCTGATTGACTGTGCCTGTGCTAGATTCAAGATACGTGATGAAGAAAATGGTGTTGTTGATCATGCTGAGATATTATTTGAAATCAGCAAAATTTCTAATTTGCCACTGGAGCAAATTACTAATAAAGAAACTGCCAACATGGCCAATTTAGAAAAGAACATGAAGGCCAAAGTTTACGGACAAGAAAAGGCCATTGAAAGTCTATTGGATAAAGTCTTTATTGCTCAGGCAGGTCTCAAATCATTAAACAAACCTGTAGGCACGTTCCTATTTGTTGGACCAACTGGTGTAGGTAAGACCGAAGCCGCTAAACAACTTGCCAGCAACCTAGGAGTCAAACTTGTTCGTTTTGATATGAGTGAATATCAGGAACAACATAGTGTATCTAAATTTATTGGGGCTCCTCCAGGATATGTTGGTTTTGAAGATAATGCTGGCCAACTTATCACACAGCTACAGGAAAATCCTAATTGTGTGTTGTTGTTAGATGAAGTAGAAAAAGCTCACCCCAGTGTGCTTACTGTGTTACTACAGTTAATGGACAATGGGTTTATCACAGGCAGTAATGGTAAGAAGGCCGACGGTCGCAATGCTATTATTATTATGACCAGTAACCTGGGTGCTAGTGATGCTGAAAAGAATTCAGTAGGATTTGGTAGTTTAGAACGTGATGGTGATCCTAAAGATGCTGTCAACAAATTCTTTGCTCCAGAGTTCCGCAATCGCCTAGATGGTATCATCCGCTTTGGCAAGTTGGATCACGCTACTATGATTATGATTGTTAAGAAGTTTATTGACGAGCTTAACCAATTGGTTGGTGATAAAAACATATTTGTCAAACCTACGGAGCTAGCATTAGACTATCTAGTGAACAAGGGATTTGATAGCAAAATGGGTGCTCGTCCGTTACAGCGTACTATCGACGATATGATTAAACGCCCATTAAGTAAAGAAATATTGTTTGGCCGGTTAACCAATGGTGGTATTGTTGAAATTGATATTGTCGATGACAAAATAATATTAAACTTTATTGATCCATTACCTATTCCAGATAAGCCTGTTGTAGATAGCGCTGAAACTATCTAAAAGTGTCCTGATTTAGCATAAATACTTGTCTAAATCAGGAACCTATATGTCAGCCCTAAGTCAAAGTTTAACATTTCCTATATACAATAGCACTTCAAGTGTACAGGTTGTATATCCAAATTCAGCCACTAATACTATGAACTATATTAGTTATCAAGTGGAAGGGGATGGCTACTATGGCGCTAGTGATGGATTACATACTGTGATGTATACAACCACAGACAACTTTGTTGGCACAGTGACCATGCAGGCCAGTTTGGCCACTGTTCCTGCTGATAGTGATTGGTTTACAGTTAATGGTACTACTTTTGTTGTTAGTACCAGCACATATTACGATAATATTTCAAGTTCTAGCACAGTAAATTGCTACAATTTCACCGGTAACTTTGTATGGGTCCGCGGAGTCGTAGCCATCAATAATGGTACTGTCGAGTCCATACTCTATAATCACTAAATTTCTATTTGGTAAAAGTTGAATAAATAGTTTATATGTTGAGCTACGGCCAACAATTTTAAAGTAGACTACTATGAAACTAATGGAATTTTTCGGCAAGCCCGTCGATATCAACAAAGAAATGTCCAAGGATCGTGAAGATTCTAAAATAGGTGATGATTTATTCTGGTTCATTGTCGATCATGATCGACTACACAAGGATTTCTTTCATCCTATTGCTGTAAAAATTCACCGAGCACAAAAATCTAATAAACTAGATAAAGAAGAAATTGTCAAAGATTTTATGCCCATGGTTATTAAAGGGTGTAAAGAGTTTTTTAGAAAACATAAAATGCTAGGCAACATTAAAGAAACTTTCCCCAAAGAACTACGCAAAGATGTTTGCGAAAAACTATTTGATCATTATCGTGAAGATATTATCAAAGGCAAATATAAGATAGGAATTTAATATGTTTCTAAGAGATATTTTTAAACGTATAGTTGTTGAAGGTGGCAATTTAGAATTACCTAATCCTCAAAACGCCAACGAACCACATCGTGCTGATGAAATAGATCTACAGGTTCACAACCGTAGTTTTATAGTTCCAATATTAGATAAACTATTAAAAGACATCAACAATTCATTTAAGGCCAAATATAAAACTCCTATTTGGAGTCAAGACCTTTTGACCAGCAAACAATTTTTAGGCGGCAGTAGTTTACATTTCTTCAATACCAAAGGCATCAACGATCAACAATTTACTGCCAAGAAGCCCAAGGTAGGTGATATCGATACGCAGTGCAATAAAGAACAAGAAGAACAAATAAAAGAATTTTTAACTGTTTATACAAATAAACAAATTGGTGACACAACGTTATTGGGATTTAGCGCAGGCAATGAACAATTCAATGCCCTGTTTCAATTCCAAGATCCGCCAATGAAAATACAGGTTGATTTTGAGTTTGGCCGATATAATCCAGAAACAAACACACCAGATGAGTGGTTTAGATTCAGTCATAATAGTGAATGGAATGATATTGATGCCGGTATCAAGGGAGTGTTCCACAAATATCTTTATAGATCTTTAAGTGGTATATCGTCACGTAGAGCATATATTGCCAAACTGGCAGGACGTGGTAAAGCACGTGCCATACAAATTTCTGATGAACCAGAAGAAGTTAACTTAATCTCTTTTGCTGTGGCAAGCAAACAAGGTGGTGGTGTTAGTCAAAAATATAAACCCTATATTGATCCAAATACCAATAAGCCCATGGTGAAAGATAATTTACCAGTATTGGAGCCAGTAGCGCCTGCTGATAGACAATATGAACAAAGATTAAGCAAACAATTTGAAATGTTTTTTGGCCGTGTTCCTACTCCTGAAGATTCTAAACTACAACAAAGTTTTTTAGGCACATTAGACTTAATTAACAGATATGTTGAAAATTCTAAAAAGGCAGGAATAGTTGAAGATTTCTTAGATATTTGTTTTGAACAAGGTAGTCAAATGATTACCCGAGACGATCCTAAACGTGATGCTGAAACTAAATTTATAGCCATAGATGTAATGCTAGAAAAATTAGGCATGCGATCCATGCGCCCCAAGGCCATTGAAATGGCCAAGGCCTATGAGCAAGATTATAATGATGTCGAAGCATTTAAGAAAGCCAATCCAGGTGTATCACAACCACGTGCCGCGATGAAAAAAATGGCTGTTCGAGAAGCTGAAGGTGATGCCCCGGCAGTTAAAGCACAACTACGCAAAGGTATGCCTCACCTTCGTGATCTAAAACCTGCGGACTTTTTAGATCTAATCGATGAGTTACATGATGGCAATGGTAATTTTAAATTACAAAATATTCCATTAAATGTCAAAATAGATGGATTTGGTGGACGCTTTGGTAAAAACGCAGATGGTAAACCATTCATGGGCACTAGCCGTACTGAGCCACGTTACGAGCCAGGTTTTCTAAAGTATCATCAAGAAAAAGGCACAACTGATCCAGAAATATTGGGTCGCGCTCAATCTTTTGACAAGTTGTTTGATGAAATGATGAACGCTATTAAAGTAGTTGATAGTACTTTAGGTCCAGATTTTCTAAAAGATAGACAGGTCACCTGCGAGGTATTATTTTTACCATTTGCCACACAAACTGAAGAAGGCAAATTAAAATTTGTAGGTATTGAATATGATCAACTGCCAAAAGGTGTTAATCTTGTGCTGGTACCTTTTCGCATTGTAGAAGGTAGTACAGGTGAGGACATACCTGACAGTGACAGAGTTATTCAAGAATTATCAAACTTAGGACAGAATGGTAGTGTGGCATTCATGAGCAACAGGCTGGTACAAAAACAAGGCTTGGATGTTACAGAAATTATCAACCCGTTAGACAACATTGAAGAATTAAAACAAATTGTCAGCGGAGCCGCAGGTAAACGAGACAAAGCCAGTTTACAACTGCGTAGAGAAGTTGAGGAAAAGTTAAAGCCTATACAAATAGCATTAGAAAAAGCCATTGATGAAGATCCTAACATTATTGGCAAAGACATGTTGGGGCAAGACTACGAGGGTATTGTTATCAATAGTCGATTGGGACCAATCAAGGTCACAAGTCAACGCCAAAAAGATATTATCACCGCTAAGAATGCCGCTAAGAAAAATGCCCGTACAGAACGCCCACGCAGTGAAAACAAAACAGCAGTAGTGGCCATTGGCAGTTTTGTTGGACATAAAGGCCATCAACAATTATTTGATTACACAATTAAGAAGGCCAAGGAATTGAATGGCGACCCGTATTTGTTTATGGGCAATGCTGTAGGAAAAGATGATCCAATTCCAGTCGCTGATAAAATTAAAACTTGGCAAATGCTGTATCCACAATATGCCAACAATATCAGTGCTGTAACAATGGAAGGTGGAACACTCATGCAGAAAATCAAACATGAGTTAATCAATCCATTGCCAGGTAAACTGCCACGCTATGATAACATTATTATTATGGTTGGGGAAGATCAGGCCAAGATGCCAATAGCAGGCGCATTGATGAAAGCAGTTAATAAATTTCCAGGCTATGAGAATGTCAAAGTTCATTTAGAAGTTACCCCGCGTGGAACTGGAATGAGTTTTACCAAATTACGTGATATTTTAAAAACAGGTAATCCTGATCAAGCATTTCAATTATGGAATGATGCGTTTAACGGTGGTCAGTTTGGTGCCAAACAACTACCACCAGAATGGATACGACACCTAATGGATGTAACAAGGAACGGTATGGGAATCAAAGAGCCACAAAAACAACAACCTGTTGCTGAACAGAGGTTGTTTAATTCGTTGTTGCGCCCACAAGTAAAGAAAGAAAAGCAAGGTGTGGCGGAGACTACAGGAGATAAACCGTTTGATAACATGATGAAAACTATTAAAACGGGTACAAAAAAACAAGCCACCGCAGATAGACGAGAACAAAAAAAGCAAGATCAAGAAAGAACAAGAGCCGCTATTAGCAATATGTTTGGCAATAGTATGGATCACTTAAAAAATTTAAAAATTAAAGAGCGAAGTGTGGCAGAAAAGATGATGCCTGCCGGTAATTTTTCTAGCACACCCAAAAACAAACTAGGCCCAGCAGGACAGCTAAAGGGCAAGATGAAGCGTCCAGCACGGGCAGGTGATCTAGTGGGTGGTGCTGAAGAAAGTTATGACGGCGGTAGTTATACCTCACACAAACCAGGATTTGGTGGACAAGGTAGATACACTGATTCTGTGAGAACACAGTTTAATATTGGTGAAAACAAACTAGTGCCTATTGGTGAAGATCTAGAATTAAAAATGGCCGAAGCTGTGTTAAAACTGATGGAAAATACCTTAAAATGAAGCAATTTAGGATTACTTCAGAAAATAGCCAACCCATAGACAGTAGTGAAGATTGTGTACTACCTCCAGACGACTATGCTCACGAGCTAAAGCGTTTACAGTATTTGGGCGGTTTAGGTGGAGAGGCAAGGCTTCAAGAATACCGTGCTCATCAAAATGCGGTAAATAAAGGAAGCAATGTCAGTGTTACAGGTACTGAAAAGGCTCAACTGATGAAGCAGAATAATATTAAACCAGGAACTCCAGAATGGTTTCAACTTTGGTTTAGTAGACCGTATCTAACACATGAGAAACCAGTAGGAAAATAATATGAGAGCAAAAGAATTTATCCGTGAATCATTAGGGTCACAAAACATGGCCAAGGATCAAGTGACTAGTATTCCTAATGCTCACTATTTTCCTGATTTGGATAACAGTAGTGGTTATGAAGCATATCGTTGGGGTGTGGCTTTGGCAGGTATGCCAGATTACCCAATGCCGCAAGATGGCACTACAGGACAAAAATTAGTTACAATTGGCTATACTGAAGCAGATGATTTAATTATAGACAGCACCAGTAAATTATTTGGTGCTAGAAAAGTAAGATTGACCCCACGCGGTAGTACAGAGTTGAAAGACACAAACAAAACTAGCCCCGTGGCTAATTGGATGGGAAAAGAGAAAAACAATGACTAACGAATTTAAAAAAATCTCCAAGGGTACAGAAACCCGTTATATTCTAGAAAGCGAAACTGCTGGTGCCACTGGCAGTGGATCTATTGCCACTGTGCCAGGTGGTATGGGTGGTGTTCGTAAACGTGGCGGAAACTTGTTAGCTCAGGAAGGCAATAAAGAAAAAGTTCCTGCTACTAAGCCAAGAAACTTTGTGGCCAAGAATGCCAAGATGGGCGGTGCTGGCGCACACAAGGATAAGAAGAAGGCTGAGAAGCAGGGTGATGTAAAACATCGTAAACCATTTGCCGAACAAGGTGTGGCGGAAGGCTCCGGAGGCAATTGGTATATTCGGGTCAACGGTAAAATCCTCAATGACACCAAGTATAAGCCAGAGATTTTCTCATCTGAGGACGAGGCAAGAAGTCACGCAATGAAACTTGCTGATAAGAAACGCATACCGTTGTCACAAATTAAATTAACAAAAAGTTGGATGGATGCTCCTGAGCAAGGTGTGGCGGAAGGCAGTATATCTGACTTATTGAATAAAGATTCAGCATCACCAAAATTCAATGACCATCCAGCACCACTCAAAACAAAACATTCTGGTAGCATTCCAACGCCCTACGAAAAAGGTAGATTAGATGCTCATAGAAAAAAGCCATATAACAATATCCACAAAGACAAGCAAGATGCGGAAGATTATAAAACTGGTTATGGGCACGTTAAATCTAAGCAAGGTGTGGCGGAAGGCTCGGGAAAGAATGTAGTCAAGTCAGTCAAGGTAGGAAACTTTAGACACGATTTGGTCAATACTGGAATGGGTTGGCAGGTTCGTATCTATAACGGTGATGAACTTTATGATACTGGGTTGAGCAAGAACTCTGAAGAAAAAGGTTTAGCCGCATTGGATAACTCAGTGGCATACACTAAAAAGCAACTAAACATTAAAGAGCAAGGTGTGGCGGAAGGCGCTCCAGAACTATTGAAGAAAGAAATGCCACTACATCGTCATGCTGAAAAATTATTAGCACAAAATGGCGTCAGTAAAGATGATCCAGATTATCGCCATCATCTTGGTAACACGATAAAACATCTTCGTCAGTTTGGTAATATTGATTTGATTAACAAGAGTGACGAGCAAGGTGTGGCGGAAGAGTGGAGTCAAAAATATAAATCTAGTATCAACTGCTCACATCCAAAAGGTTTCTCACAAAAGGCTCACTGTGCAGGCAAGAAAAAGCACACGGAAAGTATGATGACAATGGAAGCAGTATGTCCTGATTGTGGTATGTGCCAAACACACGGCAACTTGAATGAGATCAAGAAAGGTGCTAAAGACAGTAATGGATTTACCAAATGCTGGCCTGGACATCATGCGGCAGGTACTAAGAAAGGTAAGAACGGTGGACAAGTTCGTAACTGTGTGCCTAATGAAAGTTTGTCAGAAGGTTGGGGTATGGGCGGTTATGAAACTGCCAAGGTACAGCCAATTGAACCAGGCAAAGGCATTGATAAAGAAATAGGTGAAAATCCAGATTGGTACAATGACGAAGCAAATAGCATGAGCACTGCTCAACTAAAGAGTTTGGTCAAACATGCTACTAAGCTCCGCCATGCTGTCAAACAAATGCAAGCACAAGGCGATACATTAGAACCTTGGCAACAAAGCAAAGTTACCAAAGCCGCAGATTATTTAGATGCTGTATTCAATGCTGTAGATGACGAACATGACATGGACGAAGAGGAAGGAGCAGGCGGAATGTTAAGCCCTATATCAGAAGCTCCAATTGATATGGATCCGTCCGAACCAATGAATCCAATGATATACGGACATCAAGGTGTTAATCCTGCTAAACTAAAAGATCGAATGATGAGGGCCGCTGGTCAATTAAAAGATCTAGCACAAAGAGCAGAATCAGGAAGTGCGTTAGGCTGGGAAAGTATCACTCGTCACTTTGAAGAATTGGCAATGAACATTGAACAAATACGTCATGCTTTAGAAGAGCTGGCTAACAAACGTAAGAAAGGTGGCATTGGTTCAAGAGGTATTGATCCACACATTGGCGAAAGTGATCATCCTGATGAAAAAGAAGATAAAGCACTTATTCGTAAAATGGTCAAGGCACAAGCATTGAAACAAGAAGACAGTTATATGGCTGAGCTACAGGCCAAACTAGCTGAAAAGATTCCCAAGAATGCTCCTGTAGATGTTTATATCAAAGATTTTGAAAAATCCAATGCTCCACAGTTCCGTGGTAAGACAAAGGAAAAACGTCGTCAAATGGCCATTGCCGCCAGTTACGGTGCTAAAAATCCTAGCAAGAAGAAAAAATGAAAATTGTAGAGTTGATCAATGAGAGTGATGACAATTGGGATGAGTTATCTCAAAAAGTATCAAAAAAATCAGCTGATCAAGCAATCAAACATCTTCAAAAGGATTTAAAAGATCCTATTGGATATGAAGCAGTGGACCATATGATGACCAGTATAGCTAAAAAATACAATATGACTCCTCATGACCTACATTTATTATTTGTAGAAAAAGTTGGCACTACACCAGATGTTTGGATTAGAAAAATCGGTCCAAGTTTAGACAAGTGGATTAACAAAAAATGAAAATCCGTGAACTAGTTGAGGCTATGAAGCCGGAACATGTGTCAGGTAAGGAAAAACCTGGTGCCGTAGATGCATTAGAAAAAAGATTATTGGCTGCTAAAAAATCTGGTACAAAATTCAACTACGACGTCATTGATCAAATGATGCAAAAAATCTGTAGAGAATTTAATCTCACAGGCGATAAACTTCATAATGATTTTGTAAAGAAACATAATCTTGTTCCAGACAATTGGATTAAGAAAGATCTTAACGTAGAAGAAAACTTTGCTGATGGTAAGCATCCAGGACGTAAAGGATTAGCCAAACGCAGTGGTGTAAATACAAAAGCCAGTGTTAGTAGCCTACGCAAAACTGCCAAACACAGCACAGGTGAAAAACAACGTATGGCACATTGGTTGGCCAATATGAAAGCAGGGAGAGCCAAGAAAAAATGAGAGCATCAGAATTCATAATTGAAACAGCCGCTTGGCAAAAATCATCAGGTAAAAATAAAAATGGTGGTTTAAACAAAAAAGGTGTGGCCAGTTATCGTAGAGAGCATCCTGGATCAAAATTACAAACTGCTGTGACCACTAAGCCCAGCAAGTTGAAAAAAGGTAGCAAAGCCAGTAAACGTCGAGCAAGTTTTTGTGCTCGTATGAAAGGTATGAAAAAACATCGTACAGGAGCCTCCACCAAGAGAGATCCAAACAGTCGCATAAACAAAAGTCTACGCAAGTGGCATTGTGAAAGTGTTGAGCAATTATACGGCGTGTTACAAGCATTGAGAGAAGCAGCCAATCCAGCACAGCAGGCTGCTATTGCTATCAATATGAAGAAGAATCATAAAAAGCCTAAGAATACAAAATAAAAATATGTCAAATAACTATAATTGGATTATTTCAAAATTAGATTGTATTCCCAATGCCAATGGTTTGGAAAATGTGATTCAATCAATACATTGGAGATTTGGTGGTACTGACGGCACTAACTATGCCGATGTATTTGGGGAAGTTATACTGGATAGTCCGGATCCTGATTCATTCATATTATATAAAGATTTGAGTGAAGAGCAAATTATAAACTGGATCACCGCATCATTAGGTGAAGAAGCAATAATATCTTTTAAGAAAACAATAGATGCCAAAATTTCCGCAATAGTCAACCCACCCGTGGTAAATCCTGCGTTTCCTTGGGTTATTTAAATTAATATCTAAAAATTCCAAAACACTTGATCTCCTGACTTCACTAGCGTATAGTAAGTGAATAAGGAGATTTTTTTATGAGTAAAGCGTTCGGCGCCCCAGAACAGGCAAAGATTAAACAGATTGTAGCAGAAGGTATGACTGTGATGCAGGAAATTCAAGACCTTACTGAGGGGTTGAATGATACAATTAAAGCAGTAGCCGAAGAATTGGAAGTCAAACCCAGTGTTATTAAGCGGGCCATTAAAATTGCCCAAAAAGATCAATGGGATCAAGTATTCCGTGAATTTGATGATTTGGAAACTATCGTTGATATTGCCGGACACGCAAATCGTCGACAAGACGTTTGATAAAAGTACTTGATATTAATTAACCAATTTACTTGATCTATCTTACACAGATCTGTAATATAACTAATAACTGATGTATATCAGCATACAACAAAAGGAAATAAAGATGAAAACAATTAGTCAAGAAACAAAAACATACAAGCTATTGACCGCATTAAAGAGCGGCGAAAAGTTTACAGCATCACAAGCTGAAAAGCGTTTTGGTATCAAGAACATCAGCGCAGAAGCAAGTCGTCTTCGTCAAGCTGGACACGCTATCTATGCTCGTAGCCGTAAAGCTGGCAACGGTGTTAATGTAACTGAGTATCACTTGGATCGTCCAACCCGCAAGATGGTTGCTTTGGCATACAAGGCACAAAGCCTAGGCATTACACTGTAATTTGAGCTTGCTCAGTAATCAACCCGCTTAGGCGGGTTTTTTATTGACTTTTGTAGTCTCGGTATCGTTGTCCGGACACTTCGCCTGAGAATAATTTTTTAACATATTCCAGACCTTTGGTCAATGCGTCTCTATCTTTGACAGCGCGGGCTTGACTGGCATCTGTACTAGCCTTGTCACGTTTGGGCGCAGTGATAGCATGTTGCGATTTTTCTACATAGTGATTGGCAAATTGATTAATAAAGTCATCGGCAGAACTGAATCGTTCCAAATCACCCTTACCAAACATTCCATTTAATTCACAGCTACGAGCAAACCCCTTAACACCATTAACCAAACGTTCTACATTAACATTCATTGTGTCAACACCAGGATTGGCCTTTAGTAGTGGATCAATCTTGGGATTTTCTATTCCAAGTTCTTCTGCCTCATGTAGGAATATGTCTAATACCCAGCGTTTGATATCTTGCCCTACTGTGTGTAGGTTGTAATTCTTAAGCGTCTTGCCATAATTAACTTTTTTTCCATTTACAGTTTTGTATTGGATGCCCTTGTGCTGCAGGTTAACTGGAATCAATTCGCTCATTGTGGCAAAGATATTACCGTTTAGTAAACCTTTTAATCCATGTTCTCCTGTGGCACGATAACGGCCCCATTCGGCAGTCTTTTCTGGATGCGGCATAATATCTACTTGTACCTTACTACCATCACCCAATATGAACATGGGCTGTGCTCCTCGACTTTCAGCTTTATCAATATAGGATAAATTTGAATCTTGAATAAATTTATTGATTAATGTGCCCCAGCGACCCTGAACTTGCCCACTGGTCATATCATCATATTCTGGTAAATCTGGAATAATAACCTGTAGATCCATGTCACCATATATGGTGTTTTCTGGATCATCGAGTTCATGATAAGCGGCGGATCCTGTGGGATGACCAACTTTCATAGGTCCAAGCCCCTGTTGTTTTAACCAAGGATTGAAATCTTTAAGGAAATTATCTACTGCAACAATTCCCTGTTTTACCACTTTGGCTTTGATGCCAGGATTATCTCCGGTGGTCCACCCGCCTTCAACAATTAATTCTCTAATTTTCATAGTAAAGTATTTATTCAAAACAGTTGTGTCAAATTGCTATAGCTGTTATACTTGTTTATGAATGAATTATTTAGACCCACCTTAGAATGGATACGCGATGATTATCGAAGTAACCCTTTTCGTTTTTTTGTTGAGCTTGTTGCTTGGGCGATTAGTATTGGCTGTAGTATCACAATGGCCTTTACTGTTCCCAATCCACCTCTCATTATTCTTTATCCTATTTGGATTAGTGGCTGTGCCATGTATGCTTGGTCTGCTTATACTAGGCAATCATTTGGCATGCTGGCTAACTACATCTTGCTAGTAAGCATAGATTCTGTTGGCTTAATTAGAATGTTAGCTAAATATTTGTGAGAAAGGTACAGCGAGCCATAAATCGCATCATGGTATTTGAGAGCCGTAAATCTCAAGGAGAAAAATAATATGAGTTATGTTGATGCCATTTGGGATCGCGAAAAAGACATTGTCAAAGTCATTGAGCGTGATCCAAAACAGGGTAGACTCTATCAAGAGTACAATGCCCGCTATCTATTTTATTATCCAGACCAACGAGGAAAATTCAAAAGCATCTTTGGAGAAAACTTATCCAAAGTAACTGCTCGTAGCTGGAAAGAATTCATTAAAGAACAAAAAATCCATTCTTCTCATAAACTATATGAGAGCGATATCAATCCTGTATTCCGTTGTTTAGAAGAAAACTATCTTGGCAAAGATGCTCCAAAATTAAATGTAGCATTTTTTGATATTGAGGTGGACTTTGATCCAGAACGTGGCTACGCAAGTCCAGACGATGCGTTTATGCCAATTACTGCGATTGCTGTCCACCTACAATGGATGGATACTCTAGTATGCCTTGCTGTTCCTCCAAAGACTTTAACCATGGAACAAGCACAAGATCAAGTTAAAGAATTTCCCAACACTATACTGTTTGAAACAGAATACGAAATGTTGGATACATTCTTAAATCTAATTGAAGATGCTGATGTGCTAAGTGGATGGAACAGTGAAGGGTTTGATATTCCCTATACTGTTAATCGTGTTACAAAAGTTCTAAGTAAAGAAGATACCCGTAGATTTTGTCTTTGGGGAGCCATGCCAAAGAAACGTGAATTTGAAAAATATGGAAAAACTGCTGTTACCTATGACCTTGTTGGTCGTGTTCACCTTGATAGTCTCGAGTTGTACAGAAAATATACCTATGAAGAACGCCACACATATCGACTGGATGCAATTGGAGAGATGGAAATAGGCGAAAGCAAGACTGTTTACGAAGGTACGTTGGACCAGTTATACAATAATGATTTCCGTAAATTTATTGAATATAATAGACAAGACTGTGCCTTGCTTGATAAGTTGGATAAAAAGTTAAAATTCATTGACCTTGCTAATACTGTTGCTCACGAAAATACTGTGTTACTACAAACTACAATGGGTGCTGTGGCTGTTACAGAACAGGCTATTGTAAATGAAGCACATCACAGAGGTATGATGGTACCAAGTCGCCCCAAACGAGATGATACCGTAAGTAATCAGGCGGCAGGTGCGTATGTTGCTTATCCAAAAAAAGGCATCCATGACTACATTGGATCAATGGATATTAACAGTTTGTACCCGTCTGTGATTCGTGCGCTGAACATGGGTCCAGAAACGATTGTGGGTCAGTTACGCCAAGATTATACTAAAGAAGAAATTGAAAACAAAATGGCCAAGAAAGAAAGTTTCGCTGGCGCATGGGAAGGTAAGTTTGGCAGTAATGAATATGAATTTGTTATGAACCGAGATCGAAGTCATGATATTATCATTGATTGGGAGAATGGCGAAACCACTATTATGAGTGGTGCTCAAATTTATGAACTTATCTTTGAAAGTAATAATCCATGGATGCTAAGTGCCAATGGTACTATCTTTACCTATGAAAAAGAAGGTATCATTCCTGGTTTACTAAAACGTTGGTATAGTGAACGTAAAGAAATGCAGGCCAAGCTCAAAGAAGCAATTAAAGCGGAGAATAAAATTGAAGAAGAATACTGGGACAAAAGACAACTGGTTAAAAAAATTAACCTCAATAGCCTATATGGTGCTATTCTTAACGCTGGTTGTAGGTTCTTTGATAATCGTATTGGACAATCCACAACTCTTTCCGGACGTGGTATCGCCCGCCATATGGCCGCAAAGATAAATGAAGTTATCACTGGAGAGTACAACCATATTGGTAAAAGCATTATCTATGGTGATACTGACTCTGCCTACTTTAGTGCTTATTCATCTTTAAAGAACGAAATTGCCAAAGGTGAAATTCCTTGGAACAAGGACACAGTGGTTCAACTATATGATACCATTGCTGAAGAAGTAAATTCAACATTCCCAGATTTCATGCTAGAAGCACATCACTGTCCTCGCAGCCGTGGCGATGTTATCCGTGCTGGTCGTGAAATTGTTGCTATCAAAGGCCTGTTTATTACCAAGAAGCGTTATGCCGTACTGTATTATGACAAGGAAGGCAAACGCAGTGACGTAGATGGCAAGCCAGGTAAGATCAAGGCCATGGGCTTGGATTTGAAACGCAGTGACACTCCTGAATTTATGCAGAAGTTTTTGGAAGAAGTTCTTACCAAAGTACTCAATGGTAGTGAAGAAAAAGAAATTCTAGAGATGATCAGTGAATTCCGTACAGAATTTAAAGCCCGACCAGGTTGGGAGAAAGGAAGTCCAAAACGTGCCAACAACATTACAGAATATCAAGAAAAAGAGAAGAAATTTGGCAAGGCTAATATGCCTGGTCATGTTAGAGCAAGTATTAATTGGAATACGCTCAAAAGAATGAATGGTGACAAATACAGTCAGCAAATTGTTGATGGTATGAAAGTTATCGTTTGTAAACTAAAGGGTAACCCCTTGGGATATACATCAGTAGCATATCCTGTGGACGAACTACGGTTGCCTAAATGGTTTCAAGAACTTCCGTTTGATCATGAAGAAATGGAAGCTACCATTATTAACAATAAGATTGAAAACCTTATTGGCGTATTAGAATGGGACTTGAGCAGTACTACTGAGACTAATACGTTTGGCAACTTGTTTTCGTTTGATTAATTTAATCATTGACTTTTTCGCTTGACCTAAATAAACTTATATAAAGGAAAATATTATGCAAGACTTACTTAAAGATATCGTGTCGCACACAAATAAACTGGGATTTCTTAACATTGTTAAGATCACAGGCACTGATGAAGAAACATTAATCGACAGCATGGCTGAAGACCGTACTGTTGTTATGTACGCAAAAACTGCCAATCCTTATCCACAATTAATTGGTAGTTTTGGTATGCCACAACTTGAAAAATTACGCTACTTGTTAGAAGGTAAAGAATATCAAGAAGATGCCAAGATTGATTTGGTAACTGCTACCCGTAACAATGAAACAATTCCGGTTGGACTTCACTTTGAAAACAAAGATGGCGATTTCAAAAATGATTATCGTTTCATGAACAAGGAAGTCATTGACGAAAAATTGAAAACAGTTAAATTCAAAGGTGTCAATTGGAATGTCACAGTTAGCCCAAGTGTTAATTCAACACAACGTTTCCAATTCCAGTCAGGTGCTAATACAGAACATACACACTTCTTGGCTAAAACAGATGGCGATAAATTGATTTTCTCATTCGGTGATGTAGCAAGTCACGCTGGTGAGTTTGTGTTTGCCACAGGCGTTACAGGTAAAATTAGCAAGTCCTGGACATATCCAGTTGTGCCTGTACTGAGCATTTTGAAAATTGCCGATGCTAACAATACAAAAATGAGTTTTAGTGATGGTGGTGCTCTACGTCTTGAATTAGACAGCGGCATTGCTACTTATGAATACATTGTTCCAGCCAAGGTATGATAAAGGGTATAAATCAGGGCGGGAGATATATTAGTGTTACCGGCGGAATGCCGGGCAGTAATTATATTAACAATTACTCTGGCGCACAAGGTATCGGTAACATGCGATTCAATACTTCTACACAAAATGTGGAAGTATGGGATGGCAATAATTGGATGACCTTACAAACATCTTATGCTACAGTTCAATTAGATAGTGAAGCAACAAGTCTACTAGATTGGGCTAAAGAAAAACGTGATGAAGAATGGAAGATGCAGGAGTTGATTAAAACCAATCCTGCTGTTAAAATAGCGTATGACAATGTTTTGAAAGCACAAGAACAATTAAAGATAACAACTATATTGAGTACAGATGAAAAAACCACCAGTTAATTTGACACCATTACAAATGGATTATGCTGTATATTTGCCAGCCATTAGTAGTTTTTATGGCACATATATTGCTAAACAGAGATTAGAAGAATTTATTCCTAAGGATCGTATACCCACTGGGTTTGATCGAGGCATTGAAGGAATGAATTTCTTAAATGAAGAAGATGGGTACTTTACTTACAAATATGGTCTTTATTCAGCAGGTCACGCAACTCTAGACCTAAATAAGACTATGACAAAAGAAAGTATGATTCAACAACGTGATAGAAATAAAACTCTAATACTTGGCGATTCAGGCGGATTCCAAATTGGTAAGGGCGTACTTAAATTTGATTGGTTAAATTTTGAAGGTCCTTCAGCTACCAAGGTACGTCAAAGTATTTTAGAATGGCTAGAAGTAACTGCTGATTGGAGTATGATGTTGGACGTTCCTACGTGGGCGTGTGATCATAATCATACAGCCAAGACTGGACTAAAAACATTTGAAGATTGTTTGGATAAAACAAAATACAATAACAAATATTTCCTAGACAACCGCTTAGGTCAGACCAAGTTCCTAAACGTGCTACAAGGTGGCGACTGGGATCGTGCTGAACAATGGTATAATGGTGTTAAAGAATTTAGCGATCCTAAGATATGGGGCGACAAAGCCGCTGAAGGCTGGGCCATGGGCGGTGCTAATATGAGCATGATGGATGTTACTCTTAAACGTCTAATGACAATGAGAGACGACGGCATGCTAGTGGGTAAAGACTGGATGCACTTTTTGGGTACAGCACAATTAGATTGGGCCTGCTACTTAACTTTGATTCAACGACAAATTAGGAAACATATCAATGAAAACTTCACCATCTCTTTTGATTGCGCCTCACCGTTTATCGCAACAGCACACGGACTTGTCTACACAAACCCACAGTTCTCGCCAAAACGGTGGAGTACTATTATGGAAAAAGCCACAGACAACAAGGCACTCGCAACAAGCAAGACTCCTTTCCCCTGGGAAAGTGAAATTGGAAGCCGCTTGACAATGGGTGATATCTGCTGGTATCAGCCAGGCATGTTAAACAAGATTGGCAAAGAAGGCAAAACATCATGGGATAGTTTTAGCTATGCTCTTATGATGGCACATAATGTTAACAGTCACATTTCCAGTGTACAACGTGCTAATCATTTAGTAGATATCGAATGTACAAGATATCAGCCAAATTGGAAGTTATGGGGAATTGAAGGTAAGAAAGAAAAAGAATACAGTGACTGGGTTCCACGTAGGATTTTATACTTTAGCCGTTTTATCAAAGAGCTGTTTGAAACAACATCAAAACAAGAAGCATTTGATATGATTGAAGAAGGTATTGGATTTTTACGTAGCCTAGAAGGCACACGTAGCCAAGATGGTATGGCACGTAATACATTCTTTAATTTATTTGAAGAAGAAGCTAAAGATGAAAATGATTTAGACTTGTCTAATCCCGACGATGACGAATTACGTGCTTTAGAAGAAAGTGTTGACAGTGAATAAATTTACAGATTTTCCAGAACAACCTAGAGTAATGCGTGACGCAGAGGGCGAAGCATATTTTAGTATTATGCTGGCCCAAATTGCAGATTTCAATCCTAACGAAATCATTGCTGTGGCACGTAGCGGATTTAGTTATGCTATGTGGGTAGCGCAAATGCTTAAATTACCATTAGGTGCTTATTGGGCAGAGCGAGGTGAACTGGTCACCGGCAGTGATCCAGAACGTATTGTATTTGTAGATGACAATATTGTATCTGGTAGTACATATAAAGATACAAAACTTTTTATGGAACGGTATTATCCCAATACTGAATGGCGTTGGGCTGTATTATTTACTGACTGGCATACTCCGAAAGAAATATGCGATGAAGTCATTCAAGGTGTAAAACTTCCTTACTTTGCTGAAGAGCCAATGTGGGGTAGCAAAAAAATTAGTCAAGATTATGGCATAAGGTACAGAGATGAATAATATTAGAATCGCATTTGATATGGACGGGGTATTACTACCCGATTTTCATAAAATTCCTCAGTTAAATGATGATGAATTTTTCGAGCATACATTATATGCTAGGCCCATGTTTTCGCCAGTTGGTGTTTTTGATGTGGTCACTGCCCGTACAGAAGATCGTCGGCCAGTTACACTAGAATGGCTCAAACAGTTATCCACTCCGCCACAAAATTTGTTTATGAAGCCTGTGAATAGTGATGAAACTCCAGCTGAATACAAATATCGTAAGTGTATTGAAGAAGGTTATAAAATTTTTGTAGAAAGCGAACCCAGTATTGTTTTAGAAATGCGTGAAATGGCATTGATTGATAACACAGACTTAATGGTTATTCATTTTTCTGGTTTCGTTTCAAGAGGATTTGAATTGTGAAAAGTCTAATCGTAGGTATGGGGATTGGCAATCTCTACAAAGCAGTATTAACTAATTTAGGACACGAAGTTGTTACTGTGGATATCAATCCATCAGCAAATGCTGACTATCCCACAATTGGAGACGCTTGCCTTAAGCACAAACATTTTGATACCGCACACATTTGTACTCCAAATTATCTACATAATATTCATGCTAGGTCTGCGGCCAATTGTGCTAAAATTATATTTGTGGAAAAACCAGGTGTTGCTAATGCCAAAGATTGGTTGGAGTTAGTCAGCTATTTTCCTAAAACAAGATTCATGATGGTTAAAAATAACCAATGGCGAGATAATATTGAACGTATGCGTGAATTGATGATTGACTCAGATTCAATATCAATTGATTGGTTAAATCAAGATCGTGTGCCCAATCCTGGAACATGGTTTACCACAAAACACTTGGCATATGGCGGAGTTAGTAGAGATTTAATGCCTCACTTGTTGAGCTTGTTTATGGCTTTAGACCCAGAATACATGACATCACGTGAATTAGAAAGATCGATTGACCGTAAATGGAAATTGTGTGATCTCACAAAGACAGATTATGGCAGAGTTAACGAACATGGCACATATGATGTCGATGACTACTTTAAATTAAATTTCATGTGTAATGATCGAGCTTGGAGTTTGACCGCAGACTGGCGTACTCTAAAAGAAGATCGTAGAGCTATTACATTTAATTTAAAAGATGGCGGTGCTGAAGTTATTGAATTAGGATTATGTCCAGAAGAAGCATACCAAGTCATGATCAAAGATGCTATTGATAATTTAGAAAATAATTTATTTTGGAATAACCAATTACTACAGGATTACTGGATTCACAGTAAGATAGAATGAACGTAAGACTACTACATACTACCGGAAACGGAATATTTGAAGAAACCATTTGGGAAAAGCCTGAACCTTCTGATAACGAAATTGAAGTACGTGCTGTTATGACAGGTGTTTGCCGAAGCGACATCGACATGATGATGGGCAATTTTGGGCCACTACCATTACACATGCAGGGGCATGAAGGATTGGGCATAGTAACCAAAGTTGGTAGTGATATCACTGATATTGCCATTGGAAATTTTGTTGCTACACGCGGTGAACCCGCTTATGCAGATTTTTATAATGTACGCAACACTGAATACACATGGGTTCCTGAACTACACCCTCGCTATATTATTGAGCCAGTAGCCTGCGGTATCAATATTATAGATCAAGCATGGCAACAAATTAGAGAAAGATCTAATGGAAAAATACTAATCATAGGCAGTGGATTCCTTGCCTGGGTGGCGTTTAATAGATTAAAATCACAACGATCAAATGCCAGTGTTGATGTATTAGGATCAAGTAATTTAGAATTATGGGGAGATCAACTGCTGTTAGGAACCAGTGAAAGTTATGATGTGGTCATTGACCTAACTGGAAAATATGCGTTAGGCTTAGACATTAAACTAAACAACAACGCAATAATTATAGACGGCGTTGGCAAAGCAATTAGTAGAGAGGAAGCACAGCAACAACTTTGGAAAGCCTGTACTACAATTCGTCCAAGTCCTCGAAATCCAAAATTTCATCAATGTATGAAAGAAGCAGTTTGGATGATTGAAAATTATCATTTAGCTATTGACAATTTCTGGACTAAAGCGTATAATAGAGATACAGAATGGCAACAAGCGTTTGCGGATGGTAAGGATCGTCCAAACGGTTATAGCCGAGGTTACATTGTATGGGATTGAATACTGAAGAACGACAAGGAGTCGTTTACTTTACAGGTTATGAAGTAGAACATACTATTTGTCATGGTATGTATACATTGTTTGTTGTAGGCACACCTCCTGTAGAAGATATCCTACGTATTGCCAACGACTCACAAGCAATGTTAGACGAGTCTAAACGTATCAAACATATCTACTTTGGTACTAGCCAAAGTTTTAATCCTCAAGGTATTACATTTCAAGAATACCGGGCATGGGACGATGTCATTCTTCCATGTTTAAAAGCAGACTACTGGGTGACATTAGACTTTGATGTCAAACACGCCGAAGGAGTGCTCGAATCTGGATATTCTGAATATCCTAGATTTGTTCCGATGATTAGTGTTAAGCTACCTTACATTAATCAATTTAACTATAACGCCACACTTAAACTGGACGACCTCACATGGGGTAAGACTAATCCGGGTGTGTGGACTCATCAACTACATGATCTAATGAGTAAAGACAAATATACTTACTGGGATCAATATACACAGGACACAGAACTATGACAACAAATACATATATCAAAATTCGCACAGAATTTGAAGGTTTTCATTTTTACCCCGACGCAGGTAAAATTGATCCACGCATTGAATTTTTAGAACACGAACATCGCCATATGTTCAAGGTCGAAGTTAAAATCTCTGTCACGCATTTGGATCGTGAACTAGAGTTCTTCCTTGTCAAATGGGCACTACAAGATTTTATCCGAGCAGGCGACCAAAATCATAAGTCCTGCGAAATGATAGCAACAGATATTTTGCAGGACCATTTAATTCCTCTTTACGGACCAAATCGATCTTATGAGATCGTAGTATCCGAAGATGGGGAATCAGATGGTATTGTGGAATATACTCCGTCTTTTCATTAACTCCTATTTTAACAGGAAAATTTAAAATGGCATTGCCAAACTATATTACAAAAACTCTTCAACTGAAGCCCGAAGTCAACAAGATCTTTAATGATCTAGATCGTTGGTTGGATCACTGTAGGATTAACCTACTGCCCTATAACCCTGCGGACTTGTATCGTAGTCCAGAGTATAGGAAGTTCCAACAGGAGCAAGAGTACTTAGAACGTAAAGCACGTCGTGAACGTGAAGGACGTCCAGAGCCAGTTAAACAACGCGAATTCCGCGGCAACTTCAAGCCACGGTATTGATATGGCAAATATCTTTCTAATCGATTTAGAAAGTGTAGAAACTAGGTACACGGGGCAATGGAAGTCCCATGTACCTAATATCTTACGAAAGGCAGGACACGATGTTAGAGTTATTTCCGGACCTGGAGATATTCCTCCAGCAACTACGCCAGGAGCTTTTCTTAACTTTGGTGGCACCAATATATACAAGGCTAATCAAGTTGAACAGATTAGTCGTTTGTTTTGCTCCGGAGCAGTCAAGCCTGGCGATCATTTTTTGTTCACAGATGCTTGGCATCCCGGAATCATAAATTTAAAATACATGAGTGAACTACTGGGAATCCCAGTAACTACACACGGCTTATGGCATGCTGGCAGTTATGATCCTCAAGATTTTCTTGGACGTCTTGTAGGAGATAAGCCATGGGTAAGACATGCTGAGAAAAGTTTTTATGAAGCATTTGATCATAACTACTTTGCCACACAGTTCCATATTGATATGTTCTGTGAAAATTTGTTAGATCGTAAATCTGATATCACCATCTATTTTGCCAAAGATAAAATTGTTCGCACAGGTTGGCCCATGGAGTATATGGATGAATTATTGGGCGGAGGAGGCCCGTATGCCAAAGACAACCTAATTGTATTCCCGCACCGTATTGCTCCAGAGAAGCAGGTAGAAATTTTTAGAGATTTGGCTAATCATTTACCAGAATATGAATTTGTTGTTTGCCAGGATCAATCACTGACTAAGAATGAATACCATACCTTGTTGAAACGTGCTAAGATTGTGTTCAGTGCTAACCTACAGGAAACACTAGGTATCAGTTGCTACGAAGGTGCTATGGTAGATACTATTCCCATGGTGCCTGATAGATTAAGCTACACAGAAATGTATTATGATACTTTCAAATATCCAAGCAAATGGACTGAAAGTTTTGAAGCATATCAATCATATCGTCCGCAACTTTGCTATAAATTGGTCAATTACTTAAAAAATTACGAAAAGTTTTTACCACAACTACACAAACAAACTCAAGACTTAACAGAAAGATTTTTCTCATGTCAAAACTTGCTGACAAAATTTTAAATTTGCTCGACCAAATGGGTCGTAAACGTGTTGTACTAGATCGAGAAGGAAATGAACCTTATCTTATACGCTATTATGTCTTTCTCAAAGACCGAAAGTTATTTCCATTTAATGTGTTTTTACACAAGTTTCTTAAGTCAGACCCCGATGATGTGCATGATCATCCTTGGCCTTACGCTACACTAATTTTACGAGGTGGATATTACGAATGGATTCCAAAATTTAATGACAAAAAAGAAATGATTGGTGAAATTCGTAAATGGAGAGGCCCTGGTCATTTTCGTATATCTCGACCATCAAGCTATCATCGTATTGAATTACAAGAAGGAGTTACTCCTTGGACTCTGTTTATGCCTGGACCACAACAGCGTGAATGGGGATTTTTAGTTAATAATCAGTGGATACATAATGAACAATATTTGAAGGAAAGAAATGAACAAGCTCATACTTAATGATCAGGAGTACAAAGGCCTTGTTGGCAAAATATGTCGGGATATCGCCGTTAGCGGTTGGCGCCCGGATTATATTGTAGGCATCGGTCGTGGTGGGTTGTTGCCTGCTGTCATGATCAGTCAATATTTTGGTATCAAAATGTGTAGTTTAGATATCAGTCTGCGTGATGGTGGCGATACTGTTAGTAATTTTAGTATGAGTGAAGATGCGTTTAGCGGCAAAAAAATTCTAATCGTCGACGACATCAACGATACAGGAGCTACAATTAACTGGCTAATGAATGACTGGCGTAGCTCATGCCAACCCGAGCATCAGGTATGGGACGAAGGTGTGTGGAATGACAATGTTAAATTTGCTGTGGTTGTGGATAACTGGAGTAGCGCATGTCAAGTCACTATGGATTTCACAGGGATGGAAGTAAACAAATCAGAACAAGACGTATGGATTGAATTTCCTTACGAGGAATGGTGGACCAAATGAAAAAGACTGTACAGGATAAAATCTTTGATGGGCCGGATCATATCGATTGGGCTGATACCCCATGGACTGACTTAGAACGTGATGATTTTCATGTGGCTATCTACAGAGACAAATACCCCTGTACACCCGGACATTTATTGTTTGTGCCTAAATACAATACCATAGGAGTACTAAATGATGCGTTTGAAGATGCTGTTAGATACGGCAAAAAAATGGTGGAAACCGGAGAATGGGACGGTTACAATATTGGACTTAATATGGGCCAGGCTGCTGGACAAACTATCAACTGGCCTCATGTCCATCTTATACCACGTAGGCGAGGTGACGTCGACGATCCGACGGGCGGCGTCAGAAATACAATACCAGGCAAAGGCAATTATAAATCGCCGGACTTTAGAGCAGATTAATCCTATTGAGTATGAATGGAGCTCTAATAACCATACAGGATTTATGGCGCAAACTATTGGACCAGCCTATGGATATTATAATACAGCAGTTGGTAGTCAAGCAGGTCATAGTTATCAACCTAATAATGTACAGTTTAATTCCAGTGGGCCTAAGACTGTGTTAACCATTACCGGAGACGGTGATGTTATTTGGACAGGAAAACCCAGTGAGGCCGCAGACATTCTAGTACGTAGTTTTCAAATGTCTGTAGAAGATGCCAAGGGTGTTACTAAAGCCGCTCGTCGCAGATATTATGCTCTAGCCTGTCGCAATATTTTGAGCAAAGCAGAAGATATGGAATATGAAGAGTTCCTTGCTTTCCTAAATAGAGAAGTGTATAATAGAGAACGTAAGGTCATTTTAGATTCATTAAAAGGAGAAGACAATGCTACATGATTCAATTAAAAATACATATAAAGAAATGGTCATTAAAGAAGATTCAGGATTTCGACTGGTGTTGAAGAAACATGAAGTGTTGAGTCCTAAAGGTCTTTTTAGTGTTAATTTAGAACAACAAAATTTACGAGATGGTGAAATCTCAGATGTTTCAACATATAACTTCTTTATGACCAAAGAAGAAATTCAAGCACTAGCACATGGATTAACACATGAGTAAGATTAAAATAGCAGAACTATTTTATAGTATACAGGGAGAAGGACGTTATATGGGCGTACCAAGTATCTTCTTAAGGACTTTCGGCTGCAATTTCCGCTGTGCAGGATTTGGTATGCCTAAAGGGCAATTGAGCGCAGAAGCAGAAGACATTGCCACCGTAGTGCATTTATATAACAAATATGAAGATTTGCCGCTAGTATCAACTGGTTGTGATAGTTATGCTAGTTGGCATCCTGATTTTAAAAACCTAAGTCCTATGTTGACTACGGATGCTATTGTTGAACGCATCATGGAGATATTGCCCTTCAATGAGTGGCGCAATGAACATCTTGTTATCACAGGTGGTGAACCGCTATTAGGTTGGCAACGTGCTTATCCTGACCTGTTGGATCATCCTAAAATGTCTAAACTAAAAGAAATTACATTTGAAACAAATGGTACTCAAAAGTTAACACAAGATTTTAAAAATTATCTTGGAGTATGGAATGGCTTACCTAGGCAAAAACGAGAAATTACATTCAGTGTAAGTGCTAAGTTGCCAGCAAGTGGTGAAAAGTGGGAAGAAGCTATTCTTCCAGAAGTTGTTTGTGAATATGAAGAAGTAGGCACAGCATATCTTAAATTTGTGGTAGCCACAGAAGAGGACGTTAAAGATGCAGAACAAGCAATTGAACAATATAGAGCGGCTGGCTTTAAAGGTCACATATATCTTATGCCTGTTGGCGGTGTTGAGTCTGTTTACAATCTCAATGCTAAATCCGTTGCCCTTGCCGCAATGAAACGCGGCCTACGTTATAGTGATCGACTACAAGTGCCCTTGTTCAAGAACGAGTGGGGCACTTGATGATGGGAGTAGGATACTACGGAAAAAAGGCTATGTCACATGATCGCCGGGGTGATGAAGTACAACAATCACCACCATCTGAAGACTGGGGATTACGCAGAGCACAATATTGGAAACTTAAACTATGTTGGCTTCCAAAAAAGTGTTTTCTAACAAATAAGCCTCTTTGGGGTAAACTTGCGTATCACGGTGAAAACTGGATTACTGGTCCAGGTGATCCTGTTGTTAATCACTACTGGATAGAAAAAAATGAATTCTTAATGTGGAATTTGAGAGGAAGAAGATGAACAATTTATGGAAAAAGTTGACAGGCATTGACAAGATTGAAAAAGAACGTGCTGATGCTGAAGCAGTACGGGAAGCCGCAAAACAGGCCGCGGCTGAAGCATTAGAAGCCGCTCGCATTGCCAAATTAACGCCAAAAGAAATTGCCACGGAGAAAAAAGAACCATGGGTCGCTGTATTAGACACGCATGTCAATATGGAAAATCTTAGAAACGGTTTCTTTGAACTTGACTGGAATGAGTACTTTGTAGTACAATTAAGAAGCGCTGGTTACGTAGGTGAAACAGACGAAGCAGTGGTTGATTCCTGGTTTACTGAATTATGTCGTAATTTAGGATCAGAAGAAGGTGTTGATATGAGCCGTAGAGGATCAGGTTATATCAATATAAACAATTTAGGTGGCGGAAGATCGGAAATTTCTTAATGACAAAAACATATATTCTTGTAGATACAGCTAACACATTCTTCCGTGCTAGACACGTGATTAGGGGTGACCTTAACGATAAAATTGGTATGAGTATTCATACTGTGTTAGGCAGTGTACGCAAAGCATGGCGTGATTTCAAAGGCGATCATGTGGTGTTCTGCCTTGAGGGTCGAAGCTGGCGCAAAGACTATTATGCTCCCTACAAACGCCAACGTGCTGAAGGACGTGCAGCGATGAGTCCCAGCGAGCAAGAAGAAGAAAGAGTATTTTGGGAAACCTTTGATAATTTCAAAGACTTTATTATCAACAAGACCAACACCACCGTGCTTCAACATCCACAACTTGAAGCAGATGATTTAATTGCTGGTTTTATTCAAGCCCACCCCAATGACCATCATGTGATTATTTCAACAGATGGTGATTTTGCACAATTGATTGCGCCTAACGTAAAACAATATAATGGGGTAATGGAAATTACGACTACACATGAAGGATACTTTGATGCCAAGGGTAAACGTGTCGTTGATAAGAAAACTAAACAAGACAAGCCCGCGCCGGATCCGTCCTGGTTACTATTTGAGAAGTGTATGCGTGGCGACACCTCCGACAATGTCTTTAGTGCTTATCCAGGAGTTCGTACTAAAGGGACAAAGAATAAAGTTGGTCTCCAGGAGGCCTATGCCGACAGAAACACACGGGGATTCAATTGGAACAACATGATGTTGCAACGCTGGGTTGACCATAATGGTGAAGAACATCGTGTGTTGGATGACTATAATCGAAATGTCACACTGTGCGACTTGACAGCACAACCTGAAAATATTAAAGTTTTAATTAAAGAAACAATCACAACGGCAACTACCGCAGATAAAGATATTCCGCAGGTTGGTGTTAGATTGTTGAAATTCTGTGCTGAATATGACATGCAGAAAATCAGTGAGCAGGTTCAGAGTTACGCAGAACCATTAAACGCAAGGTATGTAAAATAATGATAACAAATGCCAAAATATTGATTCCAGAAAAAGAATGGTTAATTAAAAATGGTGACGAAAAATTAGGTAGCATTAGCAAAGTTAAAAAAGGTTACCTAGTTCTACATCAAGGACAGGCTATCCCCTTTAAAGATCTATCTGAGATAAAAGCCAAACTTGGTATAGCATTGTTTGAAGAAAGTATTAAGAAAGCCAAAAAAGATCTTGGTGAACCTATATCATACAGTATCTACGATTTTCCTTGTAAAAGTAAACCCTACGAACCCGTATACAATGTTCAAAAGAAACTGCCATTATATACCAAGCGTTCTAAAAGCAAAAGCCAGCATTGCGCTGGGCACTATATTATTAAATTCCGTAAAGGATGGGTCAAAAGTTTTTGCCCTAAGTTGATCACTTTGGAAAGATACCCCTACAAAGGTCCTTGGAAAACTGAAGAAGAATCAAAAATAGAACTAAGGAAAGCCAATCATAATGAAACAACTTAATACATTACCTATTGAAGATTTTTTGGATCGTGCTAGAGTAGCAATTAAGACCAATCAAAAAAATGTCACGTTAACCATTAAAGAAGCCACTGATTTACAAAATAGTTTGGCAGTGGTAATGACCAGATTATCTGGTGAGTTGGATCAGCTTGTATCTTCTGCTGGTACAGCACAATCAGATACTATTCAAGTAAAAATGGACGGCGGAACTTTTTAACATTCTGGATAAATATATATACGCATATTTGGAGCGTATATAAAGTGAGCAGACCTAAACCAACCGTTTTGTTAGAAATAACTAATAAAAAGACTTATAAAACTGAACAGGTTTTAGAAGCAGAGGCGATTTGGGCCGTATTTTATAAAGATCTCCCAATTAATCTAAAAATTACCAGTTTGGTGGTACAACAATTAGGCCCAAAATATAAAAAAGTTAGTTTTAGTAATGCCGGACATGCCCTTAATCTTGCTAAAAAACTCAACAAACTATTTGGATGCCAGGACTTCTCTGTTTTTAAATTAACCACAGGTGAGAAGTTAATTGATGATTCAAAAAATTGAAATAACCAAATACATCGCAGATCAATATAAGCTGGCTAGTGATGAAAAATCACTGAGAAAACTAGTGTCATTATGGTGGGTAAATCCTAGGAAAAAAGCCAAAGGTGGCTTGAGATTGACTGATGAAGGATTTGCTCGATTATCAGCACATATCAAATTCCATAAAGTTAAATTTACCGAAGGTCCTATTGAGTATAACAATCAGTTAATACTTCAATTAGATAATTTTATCAACTGCCC